TCGGACAAGCATTCGTGGAATCATTACAGGACGACCTTCGGAAAGGAAAGCGTCCTTACATATTCATCCAGAGGACGAAGTGGGAAGTGGTTTCCGTCAGTGACAAACCTGTCAGCTACAATCCATGGCAACCTGAATACGAGGTCGCCGTTCAACCCTGGAACGAAAAAGATGAACAACTCTCTCTATTCTGAGAGAAGAAAGCGAGGAAGAAAAACAATGAAAAAGATTGTTAAAAAGAAACTTGATGAGATGACAGAAGATGAAATCGAGCAAGTAGCAACAAGGCTTTGTAAGCCCCTTTGCTATAAATGCCCTTTTCGATACAAAAGCCAACAAGGAAACAGGTGCCTCATAGAATATGGGCTTTGGAAAAAAGGCATTGAAGACAACAAAGACAAAGAGTTCGAAGTTGAGATTGAGGTGGAAAAATGATTTTCCCAATAGAATCTGAAAATGTTCAAGAGAAAGAACATGAAAGAATAGAAACTGAAAAGGCACAAGACAAGATTGATAGAATCAAACTCTTGTGTCTTGAGTTAGGCATAAAGTGGTCGGAAATGGAAAACGCTGAAAAAGCCGAGACGGATATTCTTATCAAAATCCCTTATAGAAAATATCGTATCACGAAATATTTTAAACAAAGAATTGAGGTGGAAGAATGAAAATCAAGAAAAAGATTGATGAGATAAGTCCAGAAGAGGCTGACATTCTCTATAACAAAGTTTGCAAGAATGTTTGTGATGGCTGTCCTCTTTGCTTTGGAGATTATTATTGCTTGCCAGACATTATTGAGTGGAAAAGAAACTTCAATTTGTTTAAAGATGAAGAAATCGAGGTAGAAGAATGAAAGGCAACCAATACCGAAAGCTCCATCCTATGGATAAGTTCGCCAAGAAGTTCTATTGCCAGAATGCCAAGCGAAACCAGATAAGGGATGACAAACACTACCTTCGCAAAATTGTGCGAAGAACAGGAAAGAAAGAAATAAAAGGAGAGCTGGAACTGATATGAAACTACATGTTTTAAAAATCAAAGATGAATATTTCAGAGAAGTCCGAGCTGGATTCAAAAAAGCCGAGATAAGAAAGAATGACCGCGACTATCAAGTGGACGACTTGATTCACTTCGTTGGTCTTAGCGGAGCAGAACTCGTGGGATGCAATCGTGATTGCACACTCAGGAGAGAAAACCTCTACCGCATCACTCATGTTCTGAAAGATGTCCCAGAGTATGGACTCCAAGAAGGCTACGCGATTCTCTCAATTGAGTGCATTCGTTAGGGGGTGGAGAAATGACAAAAAGTGAATTGATGAAGTGTCCGAAAAAGTATCTTGTCGGATTACTTACAATGGAGCGTGATGATGAGGAGTTCTTCAACATCATGAAGAAAAAGAAAGAGCTGATTATAGATAACTACAAAGATGTTCTTTCTGTCCTGGTGGAAGAAGACCAACTGAACGTATGAAAACAATCACACTCATTCTCCAAGACAATGGAGACATAGCCATCTACGAAGGCGGAAAGCGTGTCTATTTTCACAAATACTGGATGGGCGAATCCCTGGAAGAAAACAAACAAGAAGCACTTGAGTTCCTCGAGAAAACCTATGGAAAAGACTATACTTTGACACCTCTTTACGCTGACATGGGGGAAAGAGGCTATCTCTTCAACATCAACTAGGCACCACTTGCAACAAATTATTCCCATAAATCCGCCACTTTCTAGGCTCCAAGCTCTCCAAAATTAGACTTAACTTGTGACTTACTTGATAATGAACGAGCAATCATTCGTGATTGTCTCGTTCTTTTTCTTTCACAGGAAGAAGGGGAATGGATGTTTTCCTCTTCTTCCAACGAGTGTTGATGCCACGCGAGGAGTCCTCCTATTTCTTCCATACTCCTCGGAGAGATAACAGAGCTCCCTTGTCTCTTGCCTTGATAAGCTCATAAATACACACAAAAGCCATTAAGGGTTTTACACCTGACCTTGTCGCGTTTCTCTCTTGGACGCGAGGGAGCTCACTTATTCCAAGAAACCAAAGAGAGCAAGCGAAGGAGAAAGAATCATGATTGACTACAACGAAGAACAAGAACAAGACAATCCATCCGACTGCCAAGAAGACAAGCTGACCCATTCCGGAGAGAAAAAGAAAGGAGATTCGAGACTCATGTTGAGAATAGCAAAGTGGTTTTTCTTCATCATCGTTCTTCTTCTTATTGCCATTTATGTGGCTTTCTTTCTCTGGAGTGCTATCGGTGGCGCATCCGCTCCGAAGGGTGTCCGCTACTTCTTTCCTTGGCTTCCAATCGAGTGAGGTCTAATCTATGCCGTCAAAGTATGGAGAGAAGGTTGATAAGTTCTATCGGTCGACCAAATGGAAGAAGTGTCGCCTTGCCATGATTGCCGAAGCTCGTGGCATCTGTCAGCGCTGTCATAAGAACCCAGGAACGGAAGTTCACCACATCATCCCTGTGACTGACGAGAACGTGGACGACCCAACAATCGCACTGGGCAAGGACAACTTGATGGTGCTTTGCAAGGCTTGCCACGATGCGATTCGTTCTGTTGATGAAACAGGAAAGATTGTGGAGTTCGACGAAAACGGCAACGTGACAATAAGTGACTCCAAAGGGGTACCCCCCCAGGGGTCAAAGTGAAAAAAAGCGCCTAAAAAATACCGGCGCCTCACACGAATTATATATATGACCGACTTTCCGAACTCTTTAGCCGTTTTTGTTCGATAATTCAAGCAAATGGCGGTCACTTGAGGGAAGTTGTGAGCAGTTATCGGATTTTATTTTTAAAAAAGGGAGATTGAACATGGGCGGAAGAAAAGCAAAGCCAGCAGAGATGTATGACCAAAAGAAAGCAAAAAAATCCAACGCTTTTTTAGAGGCCAGAAAGAACACGGAGAACCGACTGAAGACTGACAACAATCTTTCGTGCCCAAAAGAGCTCTCCGCAGTCGCCCAGAAAGAGTGGCGACGTGTGATGAGACTCTATCGCAAGATGGACGCAAAAATCATGAACGACTTGGATATATCCGCGCTCTCCATGTATTGTGAAGCGGTGGCGATGTGGAAAGAAGCCCAAGCGCAGTGGAAGGCATGCGGAAAGGTCTTTTCTGAAGACAAAAACGAGCAGAGAACGCTCAACAAAGTTCGAAGCATTATGAATGAGCAAGTCAAAGTCGTGATTTCTCTTGCCGAACAGCTTTGCCTCTCTCCTGTGGGAAGAGCAAGATTCGGAATCGGCATCGCTAACAAGAGCAAAGAAGAACAGGAGCTTGAAGGACTCAAAGAGTTGATGAGCGGAGACTAAGGGAGAGCTCTCATGAATTACACTCGCGAATATATCGACAAAATCCAACGTGGGGAAATCATCGTTTCAAAGAGGGTCGCGAAGTGGTATGTCGACCACATACTTCCCATCATTGATGGCAAGTCTGACAAATACACTTTTAAAGAAGCGAAAGGCGAAAAGTTTATAAAGTTCGTTGAGGGCTTTTGCAAGCAGTCAAAGGGAAAGTGGGCTGGGAAGCCCTTCGAGTTGTTGCTGTTTCAAAAGGCGAAATGGCAGGCGATATTCGGCATCGTTCACAAAGACACTGGGTTGAGAAGGTTTCAAGAAATCTTCGACTTGAGAGGCAGAAAGAACGGAAAAACATCCGAGCACGCGTGCCTTGGACTTTACTTGACCATGGTTGAAAAAGGCGCCGAGATTTATGTGTCAGCGACAACCAGAGCACAAGCCTTGAGAACATGGGAAGAGAGTCAGTCCATCCTTGACCAAAGCGCCACGCTTTCTAAGTGCATGAAATACAAAGTGTTCCCACAACCCACCATCTACACAACGAAGGGCTACTCGGCAATTCCGAGCAACTACAAAGTTCTCTCAAAGAACGTCAAGACATTCGATGGTTTGAACGCGTCCGGAGCTTTGATTGATGAAATCCACGAGTTGCCTCGAAGCATTTATGACATTTTAAAGCAGTCCATGACCGCTAGAGAAGAACCACTTCTCTCGATGATTTCAACAGCCGGCTTTCAAAGGGGTCAGCTTTTTGATGATGAATACGAGTATGCGGTCAAAGTTATCGACAACCTCGTGAACGATGACACGCTCTTTCCGCTCCTTTACGAACTCGACGACCCAAATGAAGTGACTGATGAGGAGTGCTGGATAAAAGCAAACCCTGGAATTGATGTCATCAAAGACAGGGAGAAGCTCCGTCAGAATGTTGTGAGAATGCAATCCGATGCAAACTTTGGACTTTCGGTCAAGATTAAAGACTTCAACATCGTGGGAGTTCAAAAGCAAGTGTGGCTGACCGCTCAAGAAATCAACAACGGAGAGTGGGGTCTCTACTCCAAGGATGAAGTGGGCGAGTGGGGGACTCCAAAGTGGTGGGATTTCGTGAAACATTTCAACAACCAAATCACGATTCTTGGCTATGACTTATCTATGAGCCTTGATATGTCTTCGGTCTCCGTGCTGCTTTTTGATGGCGCTCGTGACTCCATCATCCTGTTGCCGATGTTTTTCATCACTGAGAGCTTCCTCGAGTCCGAAGACTGCATCACGTCAAAGGTTCCGTTCCGTCAATGGGTTGACCGCGGACTTATCCGCATCGCTGGAAGGGAAAGAGTCAACTACAACGCCATTGTTTCCTACATTTCAGAAGAGCTTCCTTCGCAATTCGGATATGTTTATCAATTCATAGCATACGACCCTTGGAACTCGTCCATGGTGGTGGATGCTCTCGACCTTCGAGGATACTCCGAGAAGTATGTTCAGAGCGCAGTTCGCCAAGGTCGCCAAACCTTATCCGAACCTTGCAAAGAGTTTCTTGTCAGGATGCGTGAGAAGAGAATCACATACCTTGGAAATCCTGTCATGAAGTGGCAACTCTCGAATGTCGAAATGGAACCGGACATCAATGGCAACATCATGCCGAAGAAAGTCAACGACAAGAGGGAGAAGAAGATTGATGGATTCATGGCATCACTTAACGCTCTTGTTAAGTTCCTCGATGAGCCTTCAAGTTATATGAACCAGTATCCTCTGGGAAAGCCAGAGAACGAAAAATAATGACTTTCGACATGCCATAATTCGAAAATAAAGACGATAAAAAACACAAAGAAAGGAGAGACTGCCGACATGGGAATCTGGTCAAACATTGTCAAACTCTTTACAGGCAAAAAAAACAATCAAGCAGTCGGAAGTTCTTTCCAGACTCTAATCACGCTTAATCCTTTCGGAGCTGACACCAAGGCAAACGAGAAAGCAAACGCAACTTATGAGAGCTGTATTTCGCTATATGTCCGCGTTTTATCGAAATTAAAGCCGATGGTGTTCTTCGAAAAAAACCAAGATAAAGAGTATCCAAACATCGACTATCTTCTTCGATTCCAACCGAATCCGACTCAAAATGCCATCAATTTCTGGAGACAGGTCATTGATAGCTATTACACTTCAAACCTCGCCTTCATCTGGATTGATAGGGATTTGAGAAAGCTCAAACTCGATGAACAAGTCCGTGCTTTATACGCTTTAGACATTGCAGACGTCAATTTCCAGGTAGCTGTCGACGAAAGCACTTCGGCACCAATTGAAACTTTTTTATTTAATCTCAATGGGGTTCAGAAAGCTGTCAAAGCCGATGACATGATAGTCCTCGCCAGAAGGCCAACAATCGCAAATCCCTACGCTTCGAACAATAAAGCGTTGAGTAAAATTGTTCAACTCGTCGAAGATA